CCCTACTACTATTATTATTATATATTACATATACTTAGATTAACGTTGCGTGGGGAAGGTGGCCTGCCCCACGGTTAACCCAGCTACCCCAGAAAAGATGAACGGCAAGGCATTTACTGACGGGGATTTATGGGTTAATATGGTTTCTACCAACAAGATGGAGTGTATGTTATGTCTAATCACGGCAGGCTTTTAAAGAAAAAATCACGGTTTCGTGGCAGACCCTCAACCACTGGCTTCAATGGCGTTGACTTCCATAAGCAATCTGGTTATTTCAGGGCGAGAATAGTTGTTAATCGCCTTCGGTATGAACTTGGCAAATTTGAAACAGCAGAAGAAGCGAACCTGGCTGTTCTGAAGGCAAAGCAATGGCTGTCAGAAAACCCTCACGAATTATTTGCAACCGAGTATGAGGTTTAAATGATTACAGCACAGGAAATCTTCAACCAGGCAAGAGAGGCTCACACCTCAGCGGCGCGCGTAGCCATTCATCATGGCATGACGCCAAGCCATAACATGTGGCCGGAAATTAAGGAAGGGCAGGAGAAGGATGTAACATACTCGGAGATAGAGCTTACCAGCGATAACAGGAAAGACCTGATAACGCGCTACTCAGTTGCAGCGGCGAGGGCTGTGCAATTCCCAGTTAGCACATCATTCATGCACCTGCTTGGCTGCGTAGCCAGCGCCATGACGCGAAATTTTAGCGTTGAATACTACGGTTCTGAATTGCCTGTTTCCTTGTACGTGGTGACGTCGCAGCCGCCATCAGCTGGCAAGACAGCCATCAACTCAATGCATATGAACCCGATAAAAATTGAGTATGACAACCTGTCAAAAAAGATGGAGAAGGAAATTGTAAAGATAAACATTCGCATTGAAGACCTGATGAAGGCCTACAAGGAAGCGACGAATCAGAACGCAAAGGCCATCATTGGAGATGACATTGCGAAAGAGAAGGAAAAACTGGAAAGTCTTTACACCATCACCTACCCGTTAACCGATGCAACACCAGAAGCGGTGCAGCACCAGGCAATTCATGAGGGTGGTTTTTTCAACCTGATAAGTGATGAGGCAAGTGTTTTAAATACCTGCCTTGGCCTTTCGTATGGCAAGGATGGAGGAAAGTCTAACGCCGAAGTCATCCTTAAAGGCTGGGATGGCGGGTTTGTTGGTTCAGCTCGCGTTGGTCGTGGTGTTTCATCTGGCTATGTGCTTGGTAACATCAGCGTCATTGCACAGGACGAAAGTATTGATGCCATTCTTTCCGCTGGCGACAGGGGTAATGGATTGTCGGAGCGATTCCTGATGCTTCGTGAGCAGTCGATGTTGGGTTATCGTGAGCATTGGGATGTTGAAAATGATTGCCCGGTAAGTAAGCCAATGCCTAAAGAACTAAAGGCAGAATATGCCAGATTTGTGCATAACCTTGTGGCTTCTGAGAAGGTTGTTTTCTCCCTCGCTAAAGAATCTCAGCGTATGATTGGACTTTTACGAAACCAGTGGGAAAAGAATTTCCTGCCAGGTGGTAAATGGGATCACGTTTTGCTTCGTGGCGCCATGGGTAAGGCTGACAAACAGATAATCAGGCTTTCAGCAATATTCCATGCCTCTGAAAACTGGTGCGATGGCGGTCGTCGCTCAAAAATTATTGGTGAGGAGCATATAAGCCGCGCCATAAGCGTTTATGATGCACTAACAAAAACATTTACCGACGCCGTTGAGTCAAATGGATACGCTGGCGAGAAATCAGAAATTGACGTTGTTGCTGAAAAATTGCGTACAGCTGCGCAAAAAGGAAAGACAAATGTCACGGTAAAATGGCTGTATGATTCACTAAAAAACGTTAGACCATTCAAAGGTATACCGCACATTTATGACAGACTCAAGTCAAACGTTTTGCCGTCTCTTGAAGAAGATGGATATTGCGTATTCCTTAATAACACTGTTTACCTGAATCCGAGACTGAAATGATGAGCAAAGTACATGAACTTAAAATATTACCTCAACACTTTTGGCCTGTTGTTGATGGTTTAAAGAGGGCTGAACTAAGGAATAACGACCGTAATTTTAAGGTTGGAGATATTCTTGCTCTTTATGAATGGGATGGTGATTACACAGGGGAGAGGGTTGATAAATTAATTGTGCATATAGCTGATGTAAGCTCGTATCTTCCTGGTTACATTTTAATTAGCATGGAATAACAAAAACCCTCCGGCAGGAGGGTTTATTTTTTTAGTGCTTCAATAGCTCTTCTGGTTTATACAGCCTTTTTCTGATGGCGCCGCTGTAACGGATATCCTGACCATCATCAGTAATCAGTATCGGAAGACCTGCATTCTCGGCGGCGCATACCTCATCGAAATTATTATTAATGATACAGCGTAGTTTGGTTCGCTGCTCATCGCTCACATTGCGCACAACTTCCCACATATTCTCAGGAGACCAGCAGCACCAGACATGGGCGCCAGTGAAGTAATGGCATTTCCACGCGTCGGCATAATCAGATACCAGATAAATGAACTTCCCGCTGTCTTCTCCAATGGTACTTACCGCTCCGCGTGTGAGCTTGCCGTTGATGGCTGAGTCTTTGTTGTACCCCGCTTTATAAAATGTTCTGAATGAATCACCATCCATGCCAATGAATGCCACGTTGCACGGCTTCATTGTGTCAGCGCGCATCATCTCAACCGCAATAAGCTCTCCAGATTTACCTCTGACGACGTTAACGTCGCAGCCAATACCATTTATCAAAGTCCACTCATTCATCGCGACGCGCGTCGTTTTAGACATGATTGCTGCGACTTCCTGCTCGGTGATGAAGTCATCATTGTAATTTATCTTCGGTAACTCCTTCCTGATTGCCTCCAGTTTTTCGCGCGGGTGCATATTCAGGAATCCTCCCAGCGCCTCCAGTGCTTCAGGAAAGCTCATGCCGGAGAGTTTCATCAGCCAGTTCATGCCACTACCGGAACCGCACTGATTGCAGATTGCACCGCCATCGCCTTTTGTTTCGAAGTGATTATCCCAACGGAATCGGTCAACCCCCATGCAATGAGGGCATGGTTGATGTTTTCCAGAAAAAATTTTTCTGTCTATGTTGACTATTGACAGTAGTGCCGCCTCCCAATTTCCAATCATCTTTTGTTGTATCTCTTCCCAATAAAACATGTTGACTCCATCTGTTACTGTTTGTATGCTTTAAGCGTAACACTGAATGAGGGTAACGTAAAGTGAATGATTTCGAATTGATGAAGTTAAAAGAGAAGTCAATACCAGTATCCACGTTGCGGGAGTATTTTTCATATGACGGAATAAATCTCATATGGAAAAGAACAACAACAAACAGGGTTAAACGTGGCGCTATTGCAGGTTCGAAGACTGTAAGTGGATATCTTCAGGTTGGCTTTTTAGGTGTTGATATAAAGGTTCATAGAATAATTTGGGCTTTAGTGCATGGTTATTGGCCTGAGTTAATAATAGACCATAAAGATGGTAATAGATTGAATAACAGGATAGAAAACCTAAGAGAAACAAACTTTAATGGAAATTTAAGAAACATGAGGATTCCAAGCCATAACACATCCGGTGTAAAGGGGGTTGGTTTTTGCAAGCAAACAAAAAAATGGACTTGCTCTATACATGTGAATAATAAAAAAATATGGCTCGGCAGATATGATACAAAAGAAGAAGCAGCAAAAGTTTATGCGGAAGCATCAAAAAAGTATCATGGTGAATTTGGTAGGGTAAAATAATGCACAAAATAGACAAAATGATTTCAGAGATTGATATAGATAGATTAAAGCAATCAATAAAAATAGGTTCCATAGAGCCGTATGATTACCAATGGCTTGTTTACGCAAAGTGCGCTGAGGTTATTCGTAATTTTGGCAAGAAACCTGAACCAAGCTATGTTACAGCGTCTGTTTCATCAGGAAAGACCGTGATGATTTCAATGCTTTGCAGTAGATTTCAGGATATGGGGTGGGAAGGCCTTGTAATCTCAAGGCAGGGCGAGATAGCTGAGCAGAATGCTGAAATGATGTGGGAGTGTGGTGTAAAAAACTCTCTTTATAGCGCATCTCTTGGTAGGAAAAGTACAGCATACCCTATTATATGCGGTACTGAAGGATCAATCGCGAACGCACTTTTTGATAAAAAAGATGAATCAAATGGTGACGTCAAGAAAGGTGGATTGAGTGATTTTACCCCAAGATTTTGCCTGATCGATGAGTCCCACCAAGCTCCATGGCAGGATATTATTAGTGATAATCCAACAACACAATATGGCGTAATACTTACTGAACTTAACAGGCGCTGCAAGGCAAGATATGGGCATGAAATGATAACAATTGGATTCACCGGTAGCCCATTCCGTGGTACTGAATCAATGAAAGGTGCGTACTGGAAAAATGAAATAATAAACATTGATACAAAGTACATGGTAGATCGCGGTTTTGTTGTGCCAACAATCTTTGGTCTTCATGATGTTGATGATTTGAAATATGACTTGCATAACTTCCATGGTTCAGATGTTGACGGTACACAGGATTTCACTGCCGAACAACTAAAGCAGATGCAGAAAGAAATCCTTGAGCAAGGTACGTTGACGCAGAAAATCATGCTCAAGGTTATGGAGTTGACTAAAAACAGGAACGGAGTGCTGATCACATGCGCTGGTAAAAAACACTGTCAGGAAGCGGCTAAATATTTACCCGAAGGAAGTTATGCTATCGTCACCGAGGATATGGGTCAGAAAGCCAGGCGCAAGGCGTTAAAAGACGCATACGCTGGCAAGATTAAATATGTTTTCCAAATTGGTTGCTTGACGACAGGCGTCAACATCCCGCTTTGGGATACAAGCGTTATATTGCGAAAAATAATGTCACTCACCCTTCTTGTGCAGTTGCTTGGTCGCGGGATGCGTCTGCTGAAGAAAGAACAAATTGATGCCGGGTATCATAAAGAGGACCATCTGGTTCTTGATTTCTCAGGAACGATGTTTGAGCTTGGTCAGCTATATGAAGACCCAATTCTGGAAGAGGCTGAGGCGCAACGTTCAAAACGTAGCGGTGAACAGGTTCCGTGCCCAAAATGCGGAACAATGAACAGTCCGTATGCGCGCCGCTGCATTGGCAAGGATGCATTGTCGCCAGATGGTCGGTGCGAAGAGTTTTTCAGTTACATCCGTTGCGGTTTTGACAAGCACGGAATCCGTATTTTTGATGATGGCTGCGGCACTAAAAACGACCCAACGGCGCGCTATTGCCGACATTGCGATCATGTTTTGCGCGACCCTAATGCGGCACTGAATGAGCGTGCGTATACCGATAATGAGTGGGCTGATGTTATGGACTTCAAAGTCCAGTTAACGAAGGACGGAGAAGGTATTTTGTATCGCTACTGGATTAACCGTTGTGATGGCACAGAAGGATGGGCTAATGAGGTTTTCTATCCATACGGTGGCGCAACTCACATGAAAAACATGTTTAAGGCAAAGGCGGTCTTTCCTCACCTTGATGATAAGTCGATGGCTGGGAGAATCCTGAAATGCCAGAACGCCAAACAATTCATGATGTATGCGGGATTGATTAAAGCGCCAAAACGCATCACTCATCGCATTAATGATAAAGGTCGCGACATCATCCACCGCAAAGAATTTAAAGGAGAACAGAATGAAGCAGCTTGAAAGCGGCATATGGGTATTTGATAGCGGTTATCGTGGGGAGTGTCCGAAAGAAGAGACAGACCAGATGGGTTACGGCACATGGATGCAGCACCGCTTCCCTGATGTTCTGTGGTTTCATGTGCCTAACGAGACTGGAACAAAGAGTGGTCCGCAATTCATCGAAAAACGCCGAAAAATGGGCGTCAGGAGCGGTGTAAGCGACAATGTGATACTAACTCACGGCATTAATCATAAATGCGGCCTGATTGAGTTGAAGAGGCGTGACAAGACAAAATCAAAAGTATCGCCATCGCAGATTGAGGTTCTTGAGTGCGCCATTGCAGAGGGTCACTTTGGCGCTATTGCTTATGGTCTTGAGGAGATAAAAAGAGCGACGTTATTCTATTTTGGGCTTGATGAATGACGTGGTTTGATGTAGATTCATCTAACAATAACAAGTGAGGTGATGGATGAAGGTTTACTTTAATAATGAATTAAGCAATCAAGAATATCATGCTGACACAGAGCACATCAACGGCTCTGGCCTATGGAACATACTTGACAGATGCCCAGCTGCATGGCGCTACAAAGACGAAGAAGATGAGCAATCAAAGGCTCTTGTCTTCGGAACCGGTAGCCATACCGCTCTGCTTGAGCCTGAGCGTTTCGAAGCAGAATATGCCCGCATGCCAGTTGTCGAAGATTTCCCAAAAGACAAAGATGGCAATCGCACGGTGCTGGTGACAGCTTCCGACATGAACTCATGGGCGAAAGAGCGCGGCATTAAAGGGCTTTCAGGTAAGACTAAAGCCGAAGTGATTAAAATTATTCAGGCCACTGGCGAGACAGTGCACATTTACGATGTTATCCGTGAAGAAGCAGAGAAGGCCGCTACTGGTAAATCAATGCTGGAGGGCAATGATTATGACGCCATCATGCAGATGCGCGCCGTAATCCATGCAAACAGCTATTACAGCAGCCTGCTTTCTGGTGCTTATTCCGAGGTATCAATTCTCGGTAAGTTGCTTGGCGAGCCATCAAAAGTACGCTTTGACTGCCTTACTCGCGGTGGCGACATCATCGACTACAAAACAGCGGTGAGCGCCAAGCCTGATGAATTTTTTCGCCATGCTGCGCGGCTCGGGTACTTTATGAAGATGGCAATGCAGCACGACATGTTTGTCGAGGCTTATGGGCATGCGCCTCGATCGGTAAACCTTCTGGTGCAGGAGAAAAAATCTCCATTCATCCCTGCGTTGATTCGCCTGACTGATGAACAGTTACGCATTGGTCGCATTCAACTGCGCAGCGCGATGGAAATCTATAAGGCATGCAAAAAAGCCAATTCATGGCCCGGTTACTCAATGGGTAATCCGGTCATCGAAATGGAAACGCCTGAGTGGTTCAAAAAGCAATTTAACCTGTAATTTATAGTAAATGAGGTGAAGTGATGGCGAGAGTTACAAGATTCACTGATGGTTATAATCATCTTATGAGCGGGCCATGTACAACATTGGATTCTCTTTGTGGTATCTGCCAGGACCATGAGAATATGCCGCAAGGACCAGAATTTGAAGGCGAGGTAACCTGTGATGCTTGCCGAGAGACGGCTTGGGTCGTTTTTGATTCATGTAAAAAGAAAGAGGTGAAGTGATGAAATTTTCAGAACAGAAAGCAAACCTGATTAAGGCTCTGGTAGAGGCGCGAAAGGTGATGAGCAGCAGCGCTAAAAAGAACGCGCAAAACCCGCACCTTAAAAGCAACTACGCTAACCTTGAGTCATTCCTGAATGCTATCAGGCCAGCGCTTGAGGCTAACGGTCTTATCATCATCCAGAACGCCATTGAGAGCGATACGGTTGATGTTTTGAAGTTGGAAACGACGATCATGCATGAGTCTGGTGAATACATGTCTTCAGTTATGCCAATGCCGGTTGCCAAGAAAGATGCGCAGGGTTATGGCTCTGCAATGACGTATGCTCGCCGCTACTCTATTGCGTCCATGTTCGGTATTGCGCAGGCTGATGACGATGGCAATGCCGCGAGGAAGTCACCTAAGGATGCAGCCGCACTCATTCGTTCAGCAGCAAGCATGGATGAGCTTACCGCTATTTATGGTGAAGAATACAAATCATTCCGTGGTGATGACGCTGCTACTCGCGTAATCGTCGGCGCATACCAGGAAATGAAAGCGAAATTCATTGCTGGCGGCAGTGATTTCAACCCGGCCAAACTCCAGAAAGCAGAGGCGCCTGCGCCATCTGCAACCGAAGAGAAGCCATCAACATCTCAACAGAACATCGAAAACTTTTAAGGGTAAATTATGGCATCTCGCGGAATCAACAAAGTAATCATTTTGGGCGCTCTCGGACAAGACCCTGAGGTTAAATATATGCCATCTGGCGGCGCCGTGTGCAACCTTTCTCTGGCAACGTCAGAACAGTGGAATGATAAATCCACAGGGGAAAAGAAAGAGCAGACAGAATGGCATCGTGTGGTTATCTTCGGAAAGCTGGCGGAGGTGGCTGGCGAATACCTGCGCAAAGGCTCTCAGGTATACATAGAGGGTAAATTACGCACTCGAAAATGGACAGATCAAAGCGGTGTTGAAAAATACACTACTGAAATTGTCTTGCAGCCTATGAACGGCGTTATGCAAATGATTGGTGGTAAATCAAGTGATAATGGAAACCAACAATCACAGCAGCGACAACAACCAGGAAGCAATCAGCAGTCAGGATGGGGTAAACCTCAGCAACCATCAAGCACAAAAAAAACACCGGCAAACGAGCCGCCGATGGATTTCGACGATGATATTCCGTTTTGAGTTTTCAAAAAACAACATAAGGTATATGACTATGAAAGATGAACATGGTGTTGATGTAATTTTAGGTAATCCGTACTTATACATATACGGGATGCCAGGGCCTGATACAACACTGGTTATCGCAAAGTAATTCAAAAATGATAAAGTTTTATGTTTCGATGTTTATTCGGAACGTGATATTGAATTAGACCCTGGAGAACTTTTCCAGCGCAAAGAGACAGCATGGACAGATCAGGAAATTCGTAAGGTTTTTGATTTTTAAGGTAATTTTATGTTCATGCTACATCATAACTATAGATTGAAAATTTAAAATAAAAGGGGCGCAAGCCCCTTAAACTATCTTAAATGTCAATTCTTCTTCGCCAGAAAACCCATTGTTCATTAAGTAATCTAACACATAATCTTGTTTTTCAATTTCGTCGGAAAACGATGAGCCGCCATCATCAATTTCCACTGTAACCGGAATAGCGCCAGTTGTCATAAACCACACATTTACTTTTAACATTTAACACCTCTATGTAAAATTAATAATGAAATTGTCGACGTCGATCACCGCACCTTCACGGCAGCGGATAGATACTTCGCAGTACTCAGCGGCTTGTGGCACGCGACCCTGTATGAACCGTCCTACAGATTGCCATCCGCTTGGGGTGTTAGTAAAATTACTACTTGCACCTGATTGGAGGGGGTTGCCAGCCCTATCGTAAAATGTAACGGTTAACGCCCCTGCTGTTGTTCCTGTTCCAGCCGTTATTGTATTGATTTGACACGTTGTCGAGTAATAACCATGCTGTGTTACTTTTACCTTTTGAACTAAGAAGCAACTTAACGACCCGAACGATGTCATTCTCGCACCATAAGTGCCTGTTTTCTTATATTCTGTACCAATTACACATGTTTGACTGGCAGAACTCTGATTATTAAATGTCCACGATGATAAATCCCCTGTCTCAAATCCGGGATTCAATGTTGGGTTAAGGGATTTATGGAGTGGAATATTTCCCGCCCCGGACAAGATATCTCCTATACAATGACTTGCGGTAACATACCCATCTCCCTCAACGAAAGTTCTTAATCCTTCGTCTCCATTCTGAAAGAGGTAATCATTTCCTGGTGTTTTAACAAGAGTTACATCGATGAAGGCGTTTGCCCCAACGTAGAATAGTGGTCTCGTTTGCAGCGACGGGTTGTTACACACAAGTGTACACCCATTAAGGATGAGTCGCGCCGCAGTTCCTGTTACTTCCCCGTAGCGATACCACGCTGACGCCCCTGGATTTTCAATATTAGCTGCCGAATCCAAGATGACCATGGCACCGTTACCAGTTATCTTAATCGGGGTATTCAATACCGATGTGCCAGGCATCCCAATGGCAAAACTTGCGCATTCAACAAGTATCGGGCATCCTTTCATGTCGAATATTTTGCAGTTCTGGAATGTAATGGATTCACCAGAATCAGTAAGACCAGCCGGGAAATGCATAGCGTATGTTCCGGCAGTTTCCATCATAAAGCCGCAGTTTAAGAACTTATAACGCCAGGTACTATTAGAGCCACCCACGACAATATCTGCCGTTGAGAACATACAGTTTTCAATCTTACAGTCGCCGTTGTACGTACCATTGGCCGAGTCATTATTGTTGCCAACGAGCAGTAATCGCTGCCCTACCCCCTGTATAGCACCCTTAACACGGACGCCTTTCATAGAGGTGCAGTGATTTAGCATTCCACTGGGGTATGCCCTGCTGGAGTGTACCCAGACGCAGTAAGTGCTGGTTGCAGCGGTGAAGTCTAGATATGCAATCCCATTAGAACACCCAAAGGAGTAATACCCCAAATCGACTTCTATACCTTCAGTAAGATTGTAGGTCTTACTTGGTTGTAATTCGACGTCTACACCATTTGTCTTTGCATATGAAAGGGCTGCTTTCACCCGCTCTGTGTCAGTGCCGTTGAAGTCCTCTGGCATTATGAACTTAGTGCGTCGGTTTAAGATATTTAGGTAATTACTTAGTAGTATACCGTCGGAATGTCTTACCAAAGATGTACCAGGTATAGTAGACGATGCTAACTCCTGTCTTAAGTTAGCATCACCAACACTTACCAGATGAGTAATATCAACAGCCCATGAAGTGCTATTTATCCCTGTGGTTATGTATGGTGGGTTAGTGGCCGCATTTAAACGCCAGAATTCATTCTGATAACGAATAATCTGATTACGAGCGGCAATTGTATACGGCCCATTTTCATAGTCTCCTAAAAACTGGTAACCAGAGTTTAAGAGGAATTGCTGAAAATCAGACTCCCTTTGAGTCTGAGCTGCCTGGAACTGGTTATTCCTTCCGGTATTAGTCAGCCTCTGCACGCCGAATCGGTCGGTGTAGTAATCAGCGCTTCCGTTAACCTCTTCATCAATCTTCCCGGCGTTAAACTTCAGGTCACGCGGGTCTTCAGAAGGGATTGGGTTGCTAGTTGGGGTAGTAGCCATCTGCTGCAATCTCCGTAATCATTAATTACCCTATTGTATCATGCAACAGGGTTGGTGTAGGTGTACATGGCGTCATTGTACTCAGTTACGGTGAGAGACACTGTGCCATCTGTACCTGGAGTTTTTTGGCTAACTGTCCATAACGTTGAATCAAGCTCAACCTCTGTGGAGATGGCATATCTTGATTCTGACTGAACATTAACACCATCAAAAATGTTTAACTCGAAATCAGATGGCAATGCGCACTCGAATGTATTCAGTCCGGTAACGGTACAAGCCAGGCGTTCTGACACATTCCCATTGGCGCCGGTGATGACCACAAACAGACCGCTTTCTGCCGTGAGCTGTTCACTGGTGGTAAATACGTTTCCAGACCTTGAGCGGATAACGCCAGTCTGCTGCACTGAATCATAAATGTCGACAACGGAAATCATATCGCCGACGTTCACCCACTCGCCATCAGCAAGCGCCTTTATCTCCATGCTGCGACGTGAGTACATCAGGCGATTGCATTCAAGCATGGCCCGGTCTGTTGCCTGATACAGGTTCCGAACATATAACATGTCGAATTTTTTCGGCTTAGTCGGCTCTCCCGGTTCGATACCAGATGCCCCAACTTTATAATAAACGTAAGCCTGTTTGTTGGTGTTTGGGTCGCGGTACTGAACGCTTACGCCATCATATGAACCAGGCAAAGTCATGTCATAAGACATTTTATAGCCATCAGCCTGTGTGTTTCTGGTATTAAACACAGTTTCAGGGGTTGATTTTTGCTCATCTCTTGAGAAAGATAGGACGCCATCATCCCAAAATACAGTTACGCGAGCTGCATCACAGATGGTCTGAATTCGCTCGCCGATCGATTTATCCTCATCGTCAAATGTGTAATCAAAATACCCAAGGCGCTCATCAGGCAGCGCATCAGCTATTTCATAGAGCCTTCCAACGTCAATGGTGCTTTCAGGCTGACCAGCAGTAATAAGCCAGTTATGCAGCACTGAATCTGCAAAACTTCTTGATGGAGTTAACGTATAGTCGACTGTCCCGGTTGTTCTGTTATATCCGATAGTCCAGCGGGTGATTAGCGCGTTATACTTTCTTTCTCTGCTACCGGTGGCGTTTTCTGTCGCTCTAACAACTACCTTAACAATTGTGTCATCATGATAGGATACGTTTTCCCTCTTTATTATTGTATGGACCTCGTCAACCTGAATGATTGAGTGGTCATTGCTGTTGTTGGTTCTTGAAAACTGTATTGCATATCTCCCGAATCCAGCTGATGGGGTTAATTTTATTGTGTAAAAGTAATTGTCTGTCCTTGGTGCTGCGCCAGTTTCAAAAAAATGCTCCTCCTTTGTTCCGGGTATTTGTTCGTTATTATCATCGACTTTCCACCACTCAATCTTCACATTTGCGTAGTCTTTATCTCCAAGCTGTGCTATGAAATGCACCCAAAGCTCGCCGCCCTCTATTGGAGAGAAATATGGGCCAGATACCAGCGGCTGATTGTCAGTTAATGAAAATAACGTATTATTTATTGTCACTCCATCAAGGGATGAGATTGGCGCTCCGCCATAATTTATTGAGTTTATTGTAAATTCGTACCAGTAATCCACAGGAGGGATTAATCCATCATTTTTTTCTTCTGCGAATGTCAGGTTTCCAGATAATGTAACATCCGCTGTTGTGCTACCCCCAGGAGTTGGGTAGGTTATGTTTAGTTCAAAAACAATAGCATGCGGCATGGTAAGGCCTACAAAATAGTCGAAATCACTATTTTTTGGTATTTTTATGAGCAGCTCGCCGGATGCAAAGTCGGAATCACTTACCGTTGTCGTGGTGGCTGTCTCAATTTGCACTGGAGGAGGATCAACACTCAACTCATTTGGTCCGTATAATTCCTGACCATCAACATCATCAAAAGCATAAGGCTCATATATTACAGGTATAATTTCTCCAGGGTTATATATTGTATATGATGCACCAGCAAGCGAGCCAAGGTTTGACTCTGAATACCTGACTGATGATACGGTGTACTTCCCAAGACCGAAGTTCATTATTTCTGTAACATATTTTATGTTATTTATGTATTCAAAAAGTGACTCTTGAATGAGGTCTGGATAACTCCTGACTTGCCCAAAATTATCAGGTCTGGCCTCACCATTTCTTGCCGTGTTTGTCTGCGCTTTGAGTGAGTTGTTTGGCGATGACTTTGATGTTTCTGAGTTGATTGACGGCGTTGATGCTTTTGGCAACAGAAAAGAAAGCACCTTCGTTACAGGCTTGAGTATCGTGCTGATAAGGTCGCCAATGGCGCCGCGAGGCTGGCAGTAAATGTTAACAATATCGTTTTGCTTTAACGATATCGACAATTCATCATCAGGGCCAAAAATGCGGCCATTCAGTGCAATCCTGATATCAGATGGAAGGCTGGAATTCTCCAGCCATCTCCACAGATTAGTGCCAGCAGGAACATTACCCGTCTCTTTTGGAACTCCTGGCATCTTCTGAATGTGAATAACCGGCATAAGTCAGGAACCTTAATTTTGTTGATAATTTTTCGAGTGTTTTAAGGCGGTCTGTCTTGACTGCCGTTTTCTCTCGCGCATGCAGTATTTTATCACGACCCCACCACAGCGCGACATGTACCGGGCAACTTCCACGATAGGCGACAACCACATCACCAATTTTTGGATGATCGGTGTCTTTCCAGAATGAAACTTCCCCATTGAAACAAGTGACAAAATCGCCGCCATTTGAATATGAGTCATCATGATGAACATTAACATTCATGCACAGGCGATAGAACAGCACCACCAGACCCCAGCAGTCCACTGCGTCAACGTGACAACATCTGTCGACGTATGGCTTGCCAAGCATCATCCTCTCAAAATCTTCAAACGGTACGCAGTCCGGGGAATTCTGTGATGTCATAAAGTTTTGCCACGTTGCCATTGATTGGGTTTTTTATGGAGATGGAGACCGTTACATCAGACTCATCAAGCGTCACATCGTTCACATAAAGCGTATATGGTTTTAATGGTGTGTTTTTGTCAGTCTCGTCAAAACGCTGGTATAACGCAGTGATAGGCTCAATGCGTCCAGAACCTGACCATAACTTTAAATATTGCTTAAAGTCATTTGCCAGTCTCGCAAACTTCAGCGTGGCATTGATTGCCGGTGTGTTCGATTGCTGGCTTCTGGTTACATCCATGCGCACTGGCTGGTAAGTCTGACCGCCAAGTACAATATCAGAAAACTCATTGCCAACTAGCCTGACATAACCAAATGAAGAATGATAAAAGGTTATGGTGTCATACAGCTTCCAGTTTGGCCTTTTTGACTGGTATTCACGCAATGTTGGCATTATGGATACTCCTGAAGAAATCTTGAAATACTGATGTATATATCATACACTACTCATGTCGCATAGGCGTGGAACCCGAAACGGCAAGCAAGCAACAATAAATTTAACGCCCTTGCCAGTATGGTTTTGTTGCAACCATGTTCCACCTGGCAGGGGCGTTACTTTTTTGGAGATAGCTATGATTACGCAAAAAGAGCTTAGGTCGTTACTATCATACAACGCAGATAGCGGTGTTTTTAGATGGCTTGTTAATAAATCATTTTCCGTGAAAAAGGGTGATGTTGCCGGAAGGAAAAATAAAAGCAGCTACATCACAATAATGATTGATGGAGTTAGATATCAAGCAAGCCATTTGGCGTGGCTGTATGTAAATGGCGAGATGCCATCGAGGGCAATAGATCACATCAATGGCATTAGGAGTGATAATAGAATCATCAATCTAAGGGAGGCTACGCTATCTCAGAACGCAATGAATAGAATTAAGACTGTGAATAACACGTCGGGGTACAAAGGTGTTAGCTTTCACAAGCAAAGCGGTAAGTGGCAGGCAAGCATAAAGATAAATGGGAAGCAGAAATATTTGGGCTTGTTTTTGTCTCCAAAGCAAGCCCACGATGCATATGTAAACGCCGCAAAAGTTATTTTTGGCGAATTTAGCAGGTTTTGTTAATCGCTATGCTCTGGTAGCTCTCTGTTTACAGTTTCATCAAGGAAGCTATACCATCTCTCATCAAGCTCAACAAGCACATCATCAAATTCATCCATGGAGTTATTGAGGGTTTTACAGATGACATTTCCAGTCCATGTGACGATGCCGCCATTGATGCTTGTCTGCACGGGGTAATCAGTAAAGTGCAAAGTCTGATTCTGTAATCCGCTGCCACCAAGATCGATATCCATCGTGAACCATTCATTGCAGTGGTTTAGGTATTTGCTGCTTCTTAACCACTGAATAAAAGCTCGCTCCTGCCTGAGCGTGAAAACCCATGTCAAACTCCATGTTACTGCAACATCGGTCGTTAACTTTTGAAATATTGGCGCTCCTACCGCAGGCTGATCGCTGCGGAATGGGGTTTGAGTCGTCATGTTCTTGCTGGCACGCTGCGCAAGCGGCAGCCATGATGGGTAAGCTATAGCCATTATTCTGTTGCCCTTCTGGTTGCAGTGGTGTTGCTGGTAATAGCCTGAGAAATGGGCCCGCCGCTCTCGATATCTGCCACAATCGTCTCAATTGTAACAGACCCATCACCGTTATCTCTTGCGGTTGATGAGGCCGTTGCCCCACTGCTGTTATTGGTGACATTATTATAAATAATGATACCACTGCCACCGCCGGTAAGATCTTTGTTGCTGATAACCTTTCCGTTGTCGCCAGGTATCATGTACTGATTGCCATTGCTGGCCTGGAAGATTTCAGGTAGGTTGTTCTCGCCGACCTGATACATTGAGCCAGCCTGCGCAGGCCCACCATTCTTTAATGCCCCGGCAACAGACATTGCTTTAGCAACACCAATGGTGGAAACAATGCCAGCCTGTGCAGGTACTGCGTTAGCACCACCCGTGGCAAGTGATGTCATCGCTGCTGCTGGTGCCATGGCTGCTGCTATTCCTGCCGCCTGAGCAGCGGTTGCGGCAGATGCTGCCGCCATCCCTGCCTGCCCCATAATCACCGATTTAAGCCACTCCACACCCATCTGAACGAAAGAGTTAATAACCGCATTTAACACATTGCTCCCTATTGACTGTAGCGCCTCACTAACAGACATTGAGCCAGTCAGAACGCCAGTTAAGGCATTGCTTGCGGTTTGCCCAAAAGCATCAAATGCAGCCGCCGCCGCTTGCGTAGCCGCATTCTGCTGGCTCCACTCCTGCCACATGGCATCAAGGCGCTGCTGGCGGTATTGCTCCTCAATAGCTGCTCTGGCCTGCTGCACCTCCGCTATCTTTTGCGGGTAAGCCACCGCGTAAGCATTGAGCGCTGCTAAATCTTTCTGATAATTTGTTTCAACGGCAAACATTGGGGATGTCTGCGATTTTAATGCAGCGAATCCCTTGACAGCTTCGACCCTTTGTTTCTCCGCCTCTGCCTGAGCCTTGAGCGCGTTGGCATTATCCCATGCCTTGGCTTTATATTCTCCAGCGAGTCTTATTTGCTTCTTTGTAGCGCCTTTTCCTAGTGATTGTTGAGCCTGTAGTATTGCTTGCTCGCGGGATAGTTCTCTTGTGCTATCTGCTGTTAATAAGGATTCCTGTCGTAACTGCTCTAGTTTATTAGCGACATTCTCCTGCTCTGTGGCTGCTTTTTGGGCCGCTGATTGCGCAGCGCTTTGTGCGCTATGCTCATTCCTCAGGGATTGTGCATTTTTCTCCTGCTGCTGATAGGTTTGCAGGCGAACGTTGTAATAGTCACGGAATGCCTTAGTCCCGGCTTTTAGCCCCTGATTCTCAGCGTCACGCCATGCGAGCGCCTTCTGTTTCTCTACGCCAGTCTGTCGCTCAATGAAAAGCGTCTGCCTGGCCTGCTTCAACGCCTTATCCTGAGAGTCAGTTAACTCATCAGTCATTTGCTTTAGCAGTCGAAGTCGCTGTGTTGCATCAGCGCTGCTGGTTGCAATCTCAAGCAGTCTCTTTGCGTACTCCCTCGCCGTTGCTGCGCCGCTGGATGTTCCCTCACCGACTCGTTGCAGGGTGACAATCAGAGCCTGCAATTTCTCATCAGATGGGTTTTTTGCAATATCAGAAAGCTGTTTTGCGAACTCGAAAGCCTGCTGGTCTGAGAGTTGGAATTTACCAGCTAACGCGCCTACCGTGGCAATCATGCCATTCATTGACGTCTGACCGGCCTGGCCCGCTGCTGACGCTTGTTTAATGGCTTCCGTCCAGCTATTCGTTGTGATATTAAGCTGCGACATGTAGTCATTGAATAGCTTCACGCTGGCATAGCCACCACCAAGCGATGAAACAAGCGAATCGCCAAATCCGATAAAGTCACTTGATGCCTTTGTGACTTCCGCTGAGACTTTAGACAGGGCTGCCTGCAACTCAAGCTGCGCCTGCTGGCGCATTAGAGTAGCTACCGCTGAATTGGCTTTTGCAAGCTGGGCGAATTTGTCGGTATAGACAGCGACACCAGAAGATGAAACCGACACGACGCTATCCATGGTCGCTATGGCTTCTTTCAGTGAATCAACTGCGTTTTTGCCGTTTCCGAGTGACGCTATCAGTGAGCCAGCAATAACCGTTGCAATGGTCAGCACGGCACCTGCAACGGGGCTAAACACCGAAGCCAGCTGCGAACCTTGCTGACTAAATGCCACCAGAGCAGACTGTCCTCCCTGAACCTGAACGATAAAGTCCTGTATCTGATAGCCACCCTGCTGCATTATATTTTTAAAGTTACCGGTAGACTTTCCGGCGGCCTCGGTGCCATTTTTCATGTCGTACAGGCGGCCAGTAAGCTCAGCTATTTTTGCTTTCTGTGCGTCAGTGGCACTATCTCCTGCACGAAGCTGTGCGGCCAGTATTGCCGCGCTTCTTGCACCTTTTTCCGCTTGCTCGTCGAGGATTGCGATCTGGTTTCCAAGACTCTCAATCATCCTGTCAATGCCAGATATTGAGCCACCCGTTTCAGTTGACTGAGTGCCAAGCGCACGAATTGCCTGAGTGACCTGATTGACTGAGTTTTGAAGTGCAAGGCCGGTTGCGTTCGCGGATACCTGCGCCTGCTGCATCTGTGCGAGCTGTTGGTTTAGTGCTGCAATAACTTGCTCTGCACCAGTGACGCTGGAGGTTGTAGCTTCTACTGAGCTGGCGGCAGTCTTCGACGATGAGGCCATATCCTTCAGCGTTGCATCAATGGAGCTTACAATTTTTGCCAGGGCTGAAAGCTCTTTGCCAGATGATGATGCCGCACCATCCAGCTTATCCATGCTTTTTGATGAGTTCTGGGCTGACTTGTCGATGCTGTCAAGTGCATCTTCTGCCTGTTTAGCACCAGCAGTGAGGCCTGATACCTCCATGCCAACCTCATAGACAATGCCGCCAACTTCTTCTGCCATTATTTTGCTCCTTTGCTTTTAGCGGCCTTTCTGGCGGCTTTCTCTTTCAGTTTCTGTTTATTGAGCTTAGCCTGCTCATAAGATGCATCATACTGCTCGCGCGTCATTCCTTCCGGTTCCGGGTATTTTGATTTTATCATCTGCTGATACTCGGTCATGGTCAGGTCTTCTGCTTCCTCACGGGTGATTCCGAAATGGGTGCGAGCTGAGATGATGTAATCCGACATTCTCAACTCACTGGTTGTGCGCTTTTGGTTTTCAGAGCGCTGAGGAACCTTGAGCGGAGACTTGCCGATGATGCCATGCTCCATCAGGTTGCGAGCAATAATAATAATGTCATTTACTGGCATTCTTCCGGTGACGTACTTCACACCGCGCGGAGTTGGCTTCCATGACCCAATCAGCACCGAAATATCATCATCGCAACAGGACTGCATGATGAGGCAGGCGGCGCTGAGCACTTTCTTGCCATAAACAGGACGTGACAGGATTTTTGCAATCTGAATCTGCGCGCCATACGGCATTGACTGAATGGCGCCGAGTATGGCCGCGTATTCATAGCCATTAAGCGTAGCGTACAGCTCGACAATCTCTTTCGGTGAGCCAAGCTCATTCATCGCCGCAAATGATGGCTTGAAGAAAAAAGACTTGTCATCCAGGGAGATGCGCATCTCTCCGATTTCTGTTAGCGGTGTGCGTTGTCTCATGTCTAAATCCTGTTTTCACAATGACGTAATTATACCATTGACAGGGGGCGCAAAACTGACGTAGATTGAAAGCATAAGGTGATTGAGGGTTTGACATATGAACGAGACTGATGCTGATTTGAGATTTTACATCGACCTTTACATCGATCAGGGTTACACCTATGAAGAGGCCCGTGTAAAGGCGATTTTGTTGCTGGCTAAGATTGGCGTAGTGGTGGAGGATAAGAGATGAGCACTGATTACAGCAAACTATCAGATTTTGAGATTAACTCAGCAGTGCATAATGCGCTGATGAAGGAACCGTACAAAATTGAATTCCTTGGCAATGACAGAATAAGATGGGTTAGAGGTTCAACTAATGTAACGACAGGGAAGGTGGAATATAGCAAAAAATCTCTTAAAGACTATTGCAACAACCCATCTGACGCATGGAAGATTATTGTTGATAATGGTATTTCGCTGGAATGTATTGTGGTGAACAGGCACGAGAAAACATGGCGAGCGCAATTAAAGCCTGCATATGTTAAACATCGAATGAACCACAAAAACCCACTTCGCGCCGCCATGATTGTCTTCCTCATGATGCAGGAGCCAAAAAATGCCAGTTAACAAAGACGACGAAGATGTGATATCTGCATATGCAGGCCAGCGCATCGATATAAACTACGCGATAGCAATTCACCTGCGACGTGCTGAGTTTATTGCTAATCTGATTTTGTGGGGCATAAAGAACAAAACGAGGAAGGCGTGATGAGTGTTGAATCTGTAGGTGAGGATGGTAGCGTATCAGTGGGCGATGAAAGCCGCTACGCATGTGAGCAATATTTAGATGCGATCGTTACGATTGAGTTAGCTGCAAAACTGGCGATGATTGAAGGACGCCAGGTGAACAAATCAATCCGCGCGTGCTGGTCATCAATCAGACCGCGAATTGATAATAAATTAAACCGCCAGATATTCGATGGCATGGCTAATCAGTTTATGCCGCATGGCGCGCTGTGTATGTTACGTCGAAAACTGGATACTGCAATCAGCGAGGAGAATGATGATGGTTCTTGATAAAAATGATGCTGATACTATTTCAAAGTACATAAGAAGCAATCAACAATACAACGGCCCGGTCTTTGTTGATATTGAAAAACTTAGATTGATTCACATGGATTTAGCGGTATCGCTCGCTAATTTGTCATTGTGGAGAATCCGAGTGTCTTCACTGCTGAGAAAATAAACCCCCTTTCGGGGGTTTTCTTTATGACGCAACGGTAACAACACACTTGGTGGAGTCAACGTAATCAGGACTGGTTGCCGAATCCATCACGCGGCAGAAGTACGTACCAGCATCACCTGCGGCTGCGGCAGCCTTGGTGAACGTGTCGGTAGTAGCACTGCTGATCGGAGAAGTGCCTTTATACCATTGGTAGGTATAAGGCTCGACACCGCCAGCAGCAACTACCGGACCGAGCGTCAGAGTGTCGCCAGTAGCAACGCTTTTGGTTTCACTGATATCAGTGGTCAGCGTCAAATCTTCGATGCTGGACACGTCAACGGTAGAGCCATCATAAGGCTTGAATTCAACCGAGCCGGTGATGATGTCGTTGGTGCCGCCATCGTAGCTCAGAGCGGTGATGTTGCAGTAAGCTACCACGACGGTGTTACCAGTCGTTTGACGAACCCACAGCGACGGCTGGCGACGCGCTTTAACTTCTGTGACAAAGTATTTGATGAGGTTATGCACGCCATACTCATCAGCCTTGTCGGCCTTGCGAACTTCAAAATCACCGGAAATGGTTAGGTCTGCGGTAGTTACCAGCGTTGCAACAAAGCCATCGCCATCATCAGCCTCTGAAGTGGTGGTGCTTGGACTGAAGTCGACGCCTTTTGAGGTCATGGGAGCAAAAAACTTCCAGTCTTCCTCTGCTGGCACAGCATCCCAGCAGCCATCAGCCAGCTCAATGAGAGACTGGCGACCTGTGATGATGCCGTTATCATTTGCACAAATAGCCATGTTTAGAATCCTCTGTGTTTAGCTAAACAATCGCATTATATCATGTTGACAGGTTTTGATTGGTGGTGTAGATTCGAATCAACAACGCAACGCACCATTAGCTCAGCAGGATAGTAGCAACGGACTTCTAATCCGTAGGTCACTGGTTCGAATCCAGTATGGTGCACCAAATTCCCGTTTAGCTTAACTGGTTAAAGCACCCGACTCATAATCGGATGATTACAGGTTCGAATCCTGTCGCGGGAACCATCACTCACCAAAAACAACCCTCAGCAACAACTCATAAACAGGCCTTTTCTCTGTCGTAAGCGTAGGGCGACCAAGCGGCGCCTGCAACTGAATCATGCCAATACAACTATCAACGGGATGCTCTTTGATATATGAGATGACATCAAGCGCCTTTGCTTTTGTTTCCTCGATGTTGTACTGCCCCTGCTGGCCGACAACATAGAGCGAAAAATAATAATCATTGCTGAGGTCTTTGCTTACGTTCGTGCCGCCATTGGATTGCAGCACCATAAACCGATCTGTGCCAACTTCAGTATCATTCCAGAACTCAAGCTGAGAAGTCCACCCGTCATAAAGACCGGCATCGCTAAGGTATTGGTCAACAAGCTCAAGCATATCTCTCATTTTAGCGTCATCTCTTTTTTGATTACCTGATCGACAAGTTCGCGTGTGTTTTCGCCAGCCTTGAGAAGGAATTTAGGTTCGCCGCTCTTATCCCACACGTTACCCTTTCCTTTGAGTCTCCCTGTGCGTGGCGTGTTCGTACCAAGCAGTTTACCTGGTGCATTGTGGACATACAGAGCATAATTAGCTGCATACCCAATCTTGCCAGTTATGCGAGTGCCATTAACCTCAACAGTATCATACTGGCTGTTTATCAGCGTTGATGTGGCTACTGGCGTCATGGAGGCCGATTCAGTCCTGATGATGTAGTTGGCGGCTTTTATTGCTGATGCCGCCTTCTCGCCAGTAATCTCGCCGACTATCTGCTGAGTGCGCTTAATAGCCTGCTGGATACCTCTCATTTTGGCGGCCATACATTACCCCGTTACCAGCGCAAAATCAGGCAGGTCATTGCGGTCTAACGTATTGCCGTAATTCACGACGTTTCTAATCTGGTCAGCTCCGGCGGCCAGCGGGTCAGCACTGGTAATGGTGCCAAGCATGATGAAGTCGCCAACAGACGCATCCTGGTATTCAGTCCAGAATGTGTTTTTCTGTGCAATCTCATTGCCAGCTGTGCCGGTGGTCAGATTCTTATCGAAGCCATAATCACACATGATGGACTCTGGCGCGGCAAATGTTGGCTTGCCATACTTATCCTTACCAGTAAGCCGCCAGATTGTGCATGGCTGCGTATAGCTCCATCTCGCTATTGCTGACATGGCGCAGCCTCAAGAGTATAAATCCAGCGCGGAACAGGAAGGCGCAGCAATACCATAATAACCAGCAACGGCATGCACCATTTACGGATTGCGATATTTACAGTTAATGTTGACGTTTTCATCTGCACTTACTCCCGGTGACAACCCGAAACCACGGCTTTGCACTTCCATCAGGCTCTTCCACAAGGTCGCCGGTGCAGTCTGCCGTATCGAGTAGTTTCATCTGATTGTAAAGGGCCATCCACGGCTTGCTTCCATAGCCAAATGATTGCGACGCACCAGATGGCGCCCGATGGCTGGTGATGTATCTTCCGGCTGTATTTGAGGCGATCAGGATAGATGCCCATAGCAGAATCGCATCCTGCCTGCATGTGTCTTCAGGGTAATTAAGCTCAAGGCACTCTGTGATGCTCACCACCAGACACAGGATGCCCGTTGCGTCAGCTGTGGTGATAGTTACGCCTCTTGACGCCATGGCGGCGACAAGTTCACTTGCTGTCGGTGCTGCCATTCTTTTTGCTCTCCCGAATCTTCCACCACATCTCAAAAAGGTTTTTTGCCACCAGTGACAACGCGCCAAGTATAGAGGCTACCGCCGCCCACTCGGTAATCGAATGGGGGAACATTGAGGCAATGTATGATTGCGCTACTGGCGTCTGCTCTGCCACCTTCAGGCCAAGGCCCGCACCCATGGACGTATAACCGGCTTTGTCGATTACCTGTCCGACGGTGCCACTAATTATCTGGTTTGCGGCGTGCTGAAGCGCGTCTCTCATTAATTATTCTCCGAATGATGAACTTCCAGCATCTGTACACCTGAACCAGCGAAAACGCTATGACGATAACGCCGATTGCTATATCCAATTTCGCCGCCTTACGTTTTTCAGGACGGAACAGCGCGGGGTGAGTGTTGTTGGTTTAATTTTATCATAAAGTGTTGACGTAGATTGAGGGTGTCGCTATAGTGATGACGTAGAAACAACAATAAATGTTAGAGGTGATGAATATGAAAGGTTTTAAAGGTACGCCGGGGCCGTGGTCAGTTAATGAAATAGGCCAGCACTGGAATAATAAATCATTAACCCATCTAGAAGTTATTTTTGGCGAGGATGGTGAATGCATTTGCGACACTGTTTATCAGCGCGAAGATGCCAATCTCATAGCCGCTGCGCCGGAGTTGCTGGAAGCATTGACTACAACACTCGATGAAATCGGGCATTGGTTATCACAACAAAAACCAGACCTTAAAGAAAAGATGGCCTCTGCAATCGCCAAAGCGCTAGGAGAATCACAATGATTCGCCACGAAATCCGCAAAGAAGATCTGAAGGCGTGGGATAAGTTCAAAATCAAGCTGGCATTAATAGTTATCGGATTCGCCATTGCCAGCGCAATCTGTTTATCAAAGTGAGGAAAAAATGACATCTCTCGGAAAAATTTACTCAGACAAAGAAACTCGCGGCGGAATCGTGGTCAACAAAGGTTATCAGGTCCCTGTCGACCAGCTTTATCTTGAGCCGGGGTATAACATCCGCGAAGCCGATGAGCAGCACGTTGAATACTTCGCGCAGTGCTGGGAATCAGGCCAGCCAATCCCGGCGTTAACTGTTATTCCTGATGCTGACGGAAAGCGCATCAAGATTCTTGACGGCCAGCATCGTTATCTTGGCGCACTGCGTGCCATTGAGCGCGGCGTACCAATTGCGCGCATTGAGTGCAAAGACTTCACCGGCGATGAAGCGGATAAAATCGCCTTCATGGTGTCATCCAGTCAGGGCAAGCAGCTTGACCCGCTTGAGCGTGCAAAGGCTTATGTGCGCCTGAAAGGTTTTGGATGGACGAATGAAGAAATCGCCAAGAAGGTCGGCCGCTCCGTTTCTGATGTGCAGATGCACCTGTCACTTGGTGATGTACCTGATGCCATCAAGCAGCGCATCAATGCAGGACAAATCAGCTATGCCAACGCCGTTGCAGTGGCGCGCGAGCATGGCGATGATGCCGTTAACGTTATTGATGCTGCCGTTGAGGAAGCGAAAGCGCAAGGCAAAGATAAGGTGACGGCCAAAACGCTCAAGGCCAAAAAAGTTAAGCCGATTGACCGCCTGATTCAGTTGCTGAAAGAAGCAGATCATATGGTGGTTGCTGAGGGTCATGTGGCACAGGAGACAGAAGAATTTTTGCGCCTTCCTTCCGCTGAGTTGAGTGAAGTTCTGGCTATTCTGGAGAAGCTGCGATGAACCCCGAACAATTCATAGAGAAAAACCTGCGCGAAAAACTGCCAGGCATCGACAATGCGGCCATAGAGGCCGCAATTACCCACTACAGGCGCAACAAGAGTGAAAGGAAGGGCAAGACTTTCGATGAATGCTTGAAGGTTGCAAAACAACACATGGTGAAGGTGAAGTGATGAAATTAAAAGTTAGCAAGTTGCTCCTTGAAGGTGCTTTGATATTTCAGGCCAAACAGGATGTGCGTTACTACCTGAATGGCATTTGCTTTATGCCTGATGGTCGCGTTGCCGCTACTGACGGTCATCGCGCCATGATTGCCAGTAAGCACGAAAACAAGATAAAAAGTAACGTCATCGTGTCGATAAGCAAGTCGCCGACAAAAAATTACTCCTATGCAGTGATTGATACCAGGGCAAAGATTGTCACTTATCATAACAATTTTGATGTGCTGGTTGGCGCAGGTATTTGCTCTGAGGTTGGTGGCAAGTTCCCTGATATTGATCGCGTCATCCCGAAGCAGACTGCGCCAGCAGAACAGATTGGCTTTAATGCCAAATATCTGGCAGATGTTGAGAAGCTGGCGAAGCTGTTTAGCCCGAAATGTGAAAGCGTACGCTTTGAACTGAACGGAAACATCAACGCCGCCGTCGCAAACATCAGCGCGCCCACTGGCGAGACTGCCAAAGTTATTGTTATGCCAATGAGGATTTAGTGATGAAAAAGAATGGCGTTTTTACTCAGAAGGACGGCTCAAAAGTTGCCCGTCTTGGTGATGGTTACGTTGGCATTAAATTTGGCTCTTGCCATGGTGAAAAGTTAATAGCCATTGCGAATATCATAAATCGTGGAGTGCCGGGCGATGAAGTTGATGATATTGATGAGGCGCAAATTTATATCACATTCAAAGACAACGCCTCAATTCAGCGGCTGATTGATGGCCTCGTCAATCTCCGCGACCATAAGTAAACAAAGCCCCTTTCGGGGCTTTTCTTTTATCACGGAAGATAAGCGTCATCCTCAAACCACGAAACGTAAGCATTGATATTTTGTGCCGTAGTATCCAGGGACGTGATGCGCAACAGATAGGTGGTATTAGGCGCCATGATGACCTGTTCACCGAGTTTTGCCTGTGAATTACCCTGCCCCTGGTTTGATGCGTTTCCTTCACTATACGTCGCGGCCGCCGTCAGCTGACCAATACTTGTCACCGTAGAGCCAGTCAGAAGCTGCGCTGTTGCAGTATGCGGTGCGATGTCATTTGGGTTATTAATCTCCGCAGCGGTTCCTCCTGTTGCCACAGCTCCACGGTAAATTGACGCTACGACACCTTTCCCGGTGTAGCCAATGATACGCTGGTTAAAAACGACCTGTTTTGACCCGGTAATAAAAATACTGTCAAGGTTAGCCCCGCCAGCGACATCAGTCACGCGACGAGATGCATTGAATAGCTTTCCCTGCTTATTGGCAAGCTCAGTATAGGGCTGAGCGACGACCTGACTTGATGGCACTGAGGTGTCAGCTCGCCACACCAGGACTTTCAGGGATGCAACGCCGACAGGGAGCTGTGACTTTATCACTTTCAGTCGCAGTGCCACACCATAATAATTATTATTGTTGACATCAATCCAGAAGTCACCAGATGCAAAAGGCGACACCATTATGGAAACAGATCCGCTTGTTAATGGTGCGTGACCGCCGGAAGAGTTTAATGGCACAATCTGCACCTGCAATGCAGTCCAGTCTGCTGACATGGTTTCGCTAAGCAAAACCTCTCCGTCAGCCGGAGTTGTGTTTATTTCGTACCTGACAGCCATGATAACCCCCAATAAAAAACCCGCTTGTTTGCGGGTTTATTTTACTTGGTTTTCTTCGCCTTTGGCTGCGATTCTTGCGGAGTTGCAACTTCCAGAATTTTCTCACTAACCGGGCGAAGCTTTGACTCAATGTGCGGAGTGGATTCGTCAATCACGTCGCCAATGGCAAGCTCGCGCAGACGACCGCCTTTATCCTTGACGAAGATTCCGCTGGCGATTACTTCATATTTAGCCATGATAACCTCTGATAGTTAAAAGGGGCTTTCGCCCCTTTATTTTTACAGCGCGGTTTGCGTGCCGTAGCCGTTGAAAACTTTGCTTCGACCATTGAAATCCTTACGGATTTGCAGGCCCATAGCAGCCCAGGTCAGGAAGTTAAAGTTAGCGTGCGGCGTGGTGCGCGGCTCTGCATAGGTGGATACTGGCTGAGCGACGCGAGGGCGAATATACAGCGCGTTCTTCACATAGCCGACGAAATGGTTTCCGGTCAGCTTGAAGTTGGTGCCGATAGACGCGATGCGGCCAACGTTGCCGGTTTTGCCGAATGCGAGGATGTAATCCTCAATGGTGCCGCCTTTGAAGCCTGCCGCGTTGGAGTACGGGCGGCTGAAGGAGCGGCGCACAGACGGAGAAACCCACAGAGTAACCGGCTCGAACACGTTCTGTGCATCCAGAACCGCCTGGAAATCCTGGTTGAAGAACTCAACGATTTCATCAGGGGTTGCAGTTTGCAGGTCGATGTTCAGCGCACCATTGCCAGAAGCACTCAGGTTAAGCTGCACGGTGTTCGGGTGGTTGGTGATTCCGTAAGCAGTATAAACGCCGTTCACGTTCAGGCTTGCGTCGCCGACCAGCAGATAATCCGCCATGTCTGCGCGCAGGTTGAAGGTGGTGCTTTCCTGGTCATCAATCAGCGGGTCGAAACCTTCAGACTGCATGCCCAACAGCTCCCGCCACTCGCGGCCATAACCGGTTTTGAAGATCGGGATTACATCGCCGCTGTAGGAATAGCGGGTTTTATCCAGGTCTTCAGGCTCCTGACCGGAGATGGTGCGCACAACCTTACCAGCGTCGGAAGCCATGCGGCTGATTGCCACGGTCTTACCGATATTGATGTTGGTCGCCAGCGTCATCAGGTCGGCCATCATGTCCATGCCGGACTCGTTGCGGAAGACACGGGTGGTCACGTCGTCCACTTCGCGCCAGTAGTCTTTCGTTACCAGTGCGGTGGCGTTCACGCCGTATTCTTTCGCCAGAGCGTTTTCACCATTGATGAAAACCTTGCGGTCAACGGTCAGGTGACGCCATTGCTCTTTAACCACCTGCGAGTTGGTGATTAAGCCTTTAGTAAAGATAATCTTTTCCATTGTTCGGCTCCTTACGCCGCAGGCATTGCAGCATTGCCAGCACGACGAACTGCAACCAGTTCATCGCCATCAGATGCTACGGTGTAGGCTTCATACGCATAGAACAGGATTTTATCACCTGTGCCAGCCACTTTTAACGCGCCGGAGCCATTGCTTGCCAGCGGAGTACCTTTTACCAGCTCGGATGATTTCTCAACCAGAGCGTGATACGTTACGCCAAATTCGCACTGTACTGCCATGCCGGTAGCATTCGCCGGCACAGCTTCGCTCACGTCACCGCCACCAACATAGTTGTGTTGCAGGACGTAAGGAAAACCATGACCGCCAGCAGTCGCATGCGCGATGATTTTGTTGTCAGAGGGGTTGAAATCGACCAGCGCGCCAGGTTGCAGCGAGACGTTCATCAGGCCTTCGCGCAACTGCGGGTCATTTTTGCGGGCCGGGCCGCCGATGATGGTGCCATAACGGATAGTAGCCATTATTCAGGTGCCTCCATATCAAAATCGTCTTCGGCACGGTTCGGCTGGAACCCGCCGGAAATCGGAGCCGCTTTACTGGTGAGCGCATAGGTTTCACGCAGTGCTTCGCCAGTCAGCGCATTAACAGCAGATTCCGGCAACTTCAGCTCAGCCATAATGGCAGCGCGCATTGCGGTTTCTTCCTGGGCGGCATTGGCTTGCAGCTGGTCGCGCAGGGTTTTGTTTTGCGCCTCCACATCGGCCAGTTTCTGGTTGACTGCGGTCAACGATTCCTGAACCGGTTTGAGGGCATCGGCTAATGCAGCCTGTAATTCCTCGTTAGTCATTGAGATTTCCCCTTGAGTTGTTTTTACCGGTTCAAGCTCTGTCTTATAAACAGCCTTAACCCGTTCACCGACTAATTCTACCATATCCTCGCGGACGATGTAGGACTGCATATAAATGGTGCCGTCAATCTCAACGCCGAAGTAATTATCATAAACGGCGACGATATAGGGCCATACATCAGACTGAGTCTCTGCCTTGATGATATTGCGGAGTTGCTCAGTAATATCAGTGAATGACAGCTGATTGCCAGTCAGTCGATTGATGGCGCGCTGCCACCATTTGATTTTGTTTGCACTTTCGTCGGTCATTGCCGATTCCTCAAGGTTAACCACAACGCGCTCAATTTCTTCGCCGTTAGCAGCAAAGATACCGACACCATCAGCAGGGCCGCCAGCACCGGGAATGCCAGGCGGAAGAATTGCGAGGTGATCCCACTCCATATTCCGGGCAATCCAGGAATATTTTTTACCCTTAGAGGTTCCTGATGCCTGTTCGCGGTTGAGCAACAGGCCCGTGGACACTTGCACAGGTTCAGCGTCAGCGCCGTTAACTTTGAGTCCGTCAATGCGCGACAGCAATTCTTTGCCTTTATCAGAGCGCTCAGCCACCACCTTATTAATATAAAGGTCTACCAGCGCCTTGCTGCCGTCATGAGATGAGTTCTCAATCCATGCGCCAACGCTGAACTGATTGGCGGCTCGCGTCATGTTGGCCGACACATATTTACCGTCAATCTTCGGGTGGTCATACGGCGCCGGTTTCCCGTCAAGGCCATGAAATGATTTTTTAATCTCATCGCCAGGGTACAGGCCGCCGTTCATGACAATATCATCCACCACCGGCACAACATTCTTGATGACATAGTGCGGGTCGCCATCAATGATTTTTTCACTGATGTTGCTGGCTGAGTTGATGGTATACAGGATGTTAACCTGTAATTTATTATTCATGTGCTTGAATGCCTCCACCTCAGCAAGGCGCTTTTTCGCCGCTTCTTCGGTGTCGTACTCGCCAAACTGGTGCGAGCCATCCTTAGATTTAACGACCCATTTGTCGCCAATTTTGACAATCATGACCTTTCTCCGCGCTTACTTTATGCCCGGATTATAACACACCATGAATATGCACCACGAAACGGACGCGAGAAGGTAAAGCTGAGATTCGGTAAAAGCGAAAAGAGTAGCAAAGAATGATATCAGTATGATTGGCATGGCTGCTACCTCCTGAGTGCAAGGTAACAGCCACGGAAGAGAATTTATTGAGGACTATTCTTATTTAACATTCCGCAGTTAATTTTTGCGCGGTTTACGGCATCCATGAATTTCCCGACAGACATCGTTTTGCGTATTTCAGCCAGAATGGCGCCGTGCAACATTCTTTCTTCGCCGTAGTAGAGCTTATCAAGTCGAGTGCGAACCAGTGCGCGGGTGCGCTGCATATGCCCCTTCGCCTTCATGGCCTTCTCTCTCCATACTCTGCCTGCATCATGATTCCCAGCGAGCTGGCGCTCGATAGCCTCGATTTCAAAGGCAAGCGTCATATCAATGTCATCCAGTTCGCTGATTGTTGCTTCCATGATTTCGTTAAGTTGTAGTTTCATACTTTCACCTTTAATCCATGTTTATTTAATGCAGATACAACCCCATCAACTGAATAAACAGCATAGAAAAAATCCGCCGGGTCTTGCTGTTCTGGCAGTTCAATCTCAATCGCCGCGCGTGATGCTTGCCATGCGCCCCAGGCAAGGTGAATGCCAAATTTAGCGTAGCAATTGCGCTCTGGCTGCCATTCGACATCTTCTCCGTATAATCCGTGGACATCTTCGAGCCATGATTCAAACTGCTCTCTACTCGTCATTTCTCCTCCTCATCAAAATACTTAATCTCGCCATCAACCATGTTTTGCCATGGAATATGCAAATCAGTGCCATTAACTGACAGCATGATGCTGTTATCCAGCTCTACGCACCCATCGGCGAAGAAAGTGCTTTTCTTTCCGTTGAGCCACTCAATTGTTACTCTGCATTTTCTTTGTTCCACTATCCACCCCATCTCTCTGCGATTATTGGCCGTGCGCTCACAGTTGGTGACAAACAGCACGGTTCCTGATTTATGCTTTACCGCCCACATGACTGGCGCGCCCCGGCAAGCAGCTTTTCAAACATCATCCTGTCACGACTCATTCCAAACGGGATGACTTCCTGCCAGTAATATTTCCATGCACCGCCGGGAAGCATTTCACGGTCAACCTGACCAATGCTTGCCAGGTAGCGCATGCGTGCCTTGAGGATGGTGTAGTTGACGCCGACAGCCTCTGCTATCTGCTTGCTCTTGCGTCCCGGATTCGCCTCAAGATAGGTCTGAATTGCCAGGTCAAGCGCGGTATTGTCGGGATTGAGGAAATACTTAAAGCAGCGCCTGCCATAGCTGACGCTTTCCTCTTTAATAATAAATCCCATACCCTCCAGCTCAATCAGATAGCCGGTAACGCTGGCTCGGTTTGTCATGCCGGTCTGCTTGCGTATCATGGCGTTGGTTGCTCCACCGCAGCGCTCTATCACCGTGAGTATTTGCGTTTTAAAGTCCATTTGCGCGCTCCATTGCATCTTGTTTGTAGTCGTCAGCGGTGTAGAGGTGGCCGTTGCGGGTGTTCCATTTCATGATTGCTGTCGCCGCAACCATCCAGTAATCAGTACGGCAGCCGCAATCCTGGCATACTACAAAATGCCATTGCCCATCCTTGTTCCGCATGGAATTTTCGCTACCGCAAAACGGACACTCTAGTAATTTCTCATCATTCATCATTGGTTTCATTTCGCCACCCATTCACCAATATTGCTGAAATGCGGTCGCCCTTCGCGCCACTCAATAATTTCGCGGTTAACCTGCCGTTGCATGCGGTTGCGAACCTCGCGCAATTCGCTTTCAACCCAGGCGCGAGTACGGTCAAGTTCTTCCAGCTTGTTCAGCAATTCTTTTTCGTACACCTGATCAGTAGTCATTTTTTCTCTCCATCAGCACTTTGTAGTGAACGCCATAATATTTGAGTACCTGACTATGGTTATGCAGATACCCGTCATCATCTTCAATCAACAGTCTTACCACGATGTAAAACGCCCGGTAGAGTTCTGTCCATCCATGACAACATTTGCGCTTCCTCGGCTTCATGGGCGGCCTCCATAGCAGCCAGATCAATGCGCTGCTCGATAGATTTAATGATTGACTCTGGCACATTAAGCATTTGCAGAGTCTCCCTGCAATCGCGCTTATGAACTTCTGTCACCTCCTGCCACTTTTTCATTCCACACCACCTTTTATCATTCTTTTTGGCCTATTGATTCCATGGTTTTCATGGAAACCATATTTCATTTCAGCTTCAAGTCTGGCCTTTATTGCTTCGCTCTTTTCTGAAAAGCGACCTAAGTGCAGCCTTGTTCCGTTTAAGACTATTTGCGCGTACCACTTGCCGCGCTTTTTATCAAAACAAACACCAACAACACCACTGGTGTTGTCGCTCCTGATTGAACTGTTTCTCGTGTTTTCTCTCCTGTTAACAAGCCTGAGATTCTCTATTCGGTTGTCATCTCTGATGTGGTTGATGTGATCAATTTCCATGTCTTCCGGTATTGGTCCGTTAAATAGCTCCCAAACAATCCTGTGCTCATATGTCTGGGTGTATTTTACTTTTACCTTTCGATAACCTGTCGTTGGCTCCAGGCACCCAATCCTTGCGCCAGCCTTTACGTTGTTTGACGGCTTAACCTTCCAGTAAAGCTTGCCGTTTTCGTAAACAAACAAGTCAATAAAGTTCATATCCACATCACTCGCATTAAGATGTTATAATCTACAACACCTAGTATTGACTAATTGACGTAGATTAGTCAAGATGATTTCACAGGAGAGCGACAATGGCGAGACAACGCAAAGAACCACTGGAAGTACTGACTGATATTATCGCTAAGCGCCAGCCGTTAAGCCTGCGAGATGTCAGATATTACGCGCACTGCTATGTAGCAATGCGGGAATGGAGCGCTGAAGAAATGTATGCGTTTGTGCGTGAACACTTCAGCGTGGATGAGAAAAACAAGGTTACATTGAGGGTGGAGTAATGATGAAGTTTATCGTTCTTGATAACAGTGGCGGGAGTGCGATGACCGACAAGGAAAAGCATGGCGTCAGCTTCCGGGTGTTCAACAACCGCATCGATGCATGGGCGCATCTGATTGAGCACGACAATGGGCCGGATGCTCGCGTTGCTCAGATTGAAATTAAAATAATTGAAGAGAGTGGGGTGAATGAGTGATGATGATAAAACACAACTACCATAAAGGAAGTGAAGTTAGCGCCAGTGGCGAGCATGTGCGCATCAAGTGCGGAGATTTGATAATGGATGGCAAGTGGCATGAGGCCAATCTTGGCGCTAGTAACGGAACAGAAGCCCTTATAACCGAGCGCGGCAGCCGTTATGGCAAATTCAAAGACGGCGCAGAAATAATGCGGTCGCTGAAGCGAGTTATGCATGACACGGAGGGGTGGGGCAACCTGACGGCGAGCCAGAAGGAAGCGCTCGACATGATTCAGCATAAAATCGGTCGCATCCTGAATGGCGACCCGATATACGACGATAGCTGGAAAGACATTGCTGGCTATGCAACATTAATTGTTAATGAACTGAATGGGGAGGTAAGGTGATGGGTGTTTATGATGAACTTGACGATGCAATTCTGCGCCGTCTTGATGATTCAATCCGTCCTGTAGATATCGGGTCGATTTGGCGTGAGGTGTTGGATATTTCACCAGTCAAAAACATCACAATCCTTGACAGAAGAATGCAGGCGCCGAAAAAGAAGGGGCTGGTTTATAACGTGAAAGGTAAAGGCTGGGCGAGGTTATCAAAATGAAAAGACTCCTGAGAAACATCGCATGGGATATCTTCCTGACGTGGCCGCTGATTTACTTCGGTCTGTTCATGCAGAATGTGTATGCATACAATATGGCTGTGGCTCTTTTCTGGTTCATGTCGATTGCTTCAATCATCGCATCGGTTGGCTTGCTGTCAAGAAAAGACCTGCTTGATAAATCCGTTGCTCGCTACAAAAAGCCGCTATGGATTCATCATAAATACCAGGTTGTGACGACATTTTGCGAAATAGCAGCAATGTTCGCGCTTGGTTATTTCTGGCTTGGTGGATTTTATCTGACCGCGACGCTGCTTCGCGCTGCCGCCAAGGAAAAAGTGATAGAGGAGGCTGGTAAATAATGCCGGTAAAGCAGAATAGAGTACCAAAGGCCTACATCATCACCAGCAATCGTGGGCGCCGCTATCTGGCATTTGCTGGTAGTGTTGAGCACCAGAACGCAATCATGTTTGGGTACAAAATGGAGGCGCTTTATGCGTGAGATTGACCTTGGTATTTTCTAAAAAAAAGCCCCTTACGGGGCTTTTTTATTGCGCAAAGAATTGTACTGGGCCTGACAAGTCAATCCTGCTTCTCTTGCTGAGTCAGCATATTCTGCCAGTTGTCTGTTTCTTTCGACAGATTTGCTGAGCACGTCGGCAAGCAAAACTCCGGTGTTTGAGGCTGGATTGCCAATGGACTCAGCGCGGGAATAATCGACGAGCTGCTTTCTGATTGTGGTGAGCTGTTGCTGCAACCTGCCAGACTTAACAGCAGCAGCGGAAGCATCAGCACGCGCGGCATCAATGCGACTCTGCGCTTCCTGCTCGATGGTCTTTTTGTCTTGCTCATGTTGTTCGCTTGCCTCTTTGTCTTTGACCTTCTGCGCCTCTACGGCGGCCAGATATCCAGAGTTATATTTCGCCTTACCGTAATTGACCCACTTCCCGTAGATAATCAGCGCCAGAAGCATAACGCCGACAATGGCCGCAATAACCTTCCAGTTAGCCTTGAGGATTTGCAGAATCATTTTTCAGCGCCTTAATCTCTTTCTTCATGCCGTGCATTTTTCCAAACAGCGAGGCAAGAAGGATGCTGTAGCTGATAGCCTTGACCGCAATGGGCGGAATGGCAGACTTGAGGTCTTCCGGCATGAAAGCCCACACATGAACCATAGCGTCAGGCCAGAGCTGAATCAGCGAGCAGAATGACGCCCAGATGCCGATAAGCCAGTTACTGAGGCGCTTCATGACATGTAGACCTGACGTTCTGCCGCCCGACGCCTGGTCAGTCCGTTCATGACCTTGCCATTAGCGCGATTCCATACCCGGAACTGGTCGGCTGCACAGGTGTAGCAGCGGGCGTTATGCTTTTTCAGAAGCGTTGATTTGCCAAAGTTACCAAGGCCGATGTTATAGGCCAGCGACACCATTGCATCAAACTGGCCCTGAGTTGTTGGGGCGGTAATGAGTGACGAGACGCCGCTTTCAAATTTCGCTACGTCGTCACGCAGCATCTTTTCCGCTTGTTCTGCGGTGATAACCATGCCTGGCTTAACGCCACGGGTTGTGCCGTAACCGATAGTCCACGGTACGCCGCCAGTAGCTGGGTCCGGGTATGCCTTCGAGCTGTAACCCTCGAATTGCTTGATTAAATCAATGCCGCGTTGCGATAGTTTCATTTTTTTACCTCCGGTGATGCAGATTATTTTATCATAATCCTATTGACGTAGATTGAATCGTAGGCGATGATGTAGTTACACAAACACAGGGGATTCAAGATGAAAAAATTTATCGTAGTGGCGGTATTCGCAATGGCTTCATTTGGTGCGTCAGCTGGCGAACTTTGCAATGCAATGGGTGAACTCGGCCAGACAGCAGCAGAAGCGCGTGATGCGGGCGTACCGAAGCAGGTTGCGCTGGCGGTGTCGGTTAGCAGCAAGGCGAGCGCAGAGGCCAACGAAATCAACAAGGCAACCGTTGAGGCCGCATACCAGATGACAAATAAAACGCCGAAAGAAATGTTTGTCATTGCGCGTGATATCTGCATCTCAACATTCGGTAATAATTAATGTGCCCGCGCCTGATGCTTAAGGCCCGCAATCGCTACGTTAAGCTGGTGATGCGCGGCATGGATGAGCATGCAGCATGGATGAATGTGATGGGTGAACTGAAAAGCATTTATAACGGAGATAAGAAATGAAGCTGATTGATATTTTGGTTGAAGAACTGCCGAAGCGTGATGGCTGGCCGGTGGGTGTTTGCGAAATCTCTACACATGCATCCGGACGAGTGTTCTTTGATGGTCGATTCGCGCCGCGGGGGTTTTCTTTACCTATGGCATCCGACGCATGGAACAAATATAAACACCCGCGCAGTTACACAAATGCGGTCAAACGCGACCAGTACGAAGCCGCGCTGGCTGCGAGTAAGCGCCGCGATCATAAGTGGATTCCAAGCGAGGGAAGAACGCAATCTGGTTATCTTTGTAGTAAATGTGGTAACTATGACGGCCCTGGTTATGACTGGATTGATTGGGGTGGTGGCGAATGCCCAGTGCCGACAGGAACTCTGGTTGATGTAAAATGGCGAGATGGAAGAATTGACGATGGTATTCCAGCCAAAATAAGCCATGATCTGGACTCATCAAAGCGTAACGCAATTAGCTGGCGACATCATGGAAATTCTCACGACATCATCTCCTACCGTCTGCACCAGCCTCAGGAAGCGGAACAAACCGAAGCGGATGACAAAGCCGACCTGAATGAGTGTATCGGCCAGGATGCTGCACCGGTTTGGAATGGCGAAGGCTTGCCGCCGGTTGGCGAAAAGGTTATTTTCTTTATCAATCCGCGTTTTGATTATACTACTCAAGGAATGCCTGCCGAAGGACGTGAGATTGAAGTGGTGGCACATAAAAAAACATCAGATGGCAATGATGTTGCCGTTTGCTATTGGGATGAGAATGGTGGAGGAAGAGCAGTATGCCTTGTCCCGGAGAGTTTGATGCCAGCAAAATCTGAAGACGATCGGAAGCGCGAAGAGGCTGTGAAGGCAATTACGCTAACAGGATGGTGTCAGGCTGCCGCTGAGGAAATTTACGACCTCGTTGCTGCTGGAAAAGTGCCGGGAATGAAGCTGGGGGATTAATGATTATCATCTGCGTGGCATGCAAGCACGAACATCACAACCGCGACAGAATTGAAAAGCCAGGTATTCAATATACGATGTGCCCAAAGTGTGGTTGCGGAGGGTTCATTAAAAAAAGTTAACAGAGGCCGCCGTCAGGCGGCTTTCTTGTGTGTGTCCTGCCATGCCTCACGCTGCTTATCGAGCCTTTCCTGCGTCCTCTCAAGTATCACCGGCTTGCCATCCATCACCAGCGCCGGAGTCTGTGCGCAGTGGCAGTTGCGGCGGTTTGCTCCCTCGCTGTAGAACTCATCAATCTCTTCGGGGGTGTAATACTTCCCGTGACGCGCGGCATGAGTGACGCGGGTGGTTTTCATAAGCGCCGACTGCCAGAGCATGATGACGTCCATGCCCAGCGTGACCTGCGCCTCTTTCACTTCGCGCCTGTTAGCCTCACGTAGGGTGTTTGTGATTTCAGTCTGAGCAATGGAGTGCGCGTAACTCCTTGATACGTCCATGCGGTTAACGATGTTTTGCTCAACCACTCCGGGCGCGTCGCCATTTGCAATGCCAGCAGTGATGACCTCTGCCACCTGCTGCCGCGTGTAATCAGAGAGACCACCCCAGTCGTTATACGTGCGCGTGTACGCAAGCTGAAGTCGGTCGAGATACGGCTGAGAGTACAGGATTTCAGCAAGCGACCTGCTGTCTTTGTATGCTGACGACAGGTCACTCAGGTCTGAGTTTGCTTTCTGCGTACCGGCATACATGGCGTCGCTGACATAGGATGAGGCCCACATCCTGCCATGCGTGAAATCATCGCCTTCCAGCAGCTGGCTATCAAGAATGCGCTGAAGCTCATCAAAGAATGTCGATGCGCGGTAGGCGGAGAAATCATAATAATAATTTCCAGCCTCAGCATTGCCGGTCGCCACAGGAATAGTGCGGAACAGATCGGCAACCTTCGATTTTAACGTCACATATCTGGCGTCAACATCGCGCACCATCTTATTGACGCGACCCACTGCGCCGAGCGGGTCTGTCAGGCTCATGCTTAATTTTGGCTGCGGAAGCCTGGCATTAATTTTGAGGAGGCGCATCAGTCTGGCCCTGCTGTTGGTCTTGCTGTGATTGCTGCTGTTGGTCTTGCTGTGATTGCTGCTGCTGACCTTCCCGCAATCCTTCAGGAAGATGCTCTTCCAGAGGCTCCATACCAACAATGCCACGCATCTCATCGGCGGTAATCAGAGCCATCTGACCTGCGTCGAATACGGATTTGTTTGCAGTGGCCAGCTTAACCAGCAGGTCGGCCTTGTTCAGCTCGGAAGGTGCAAGCAGGTCATCCCATTTGCAGTAATAACCGCTCTCCGGTGCCTTGTCCAGAATGCCAAAGGAAATCATCCGGTCAATGAACACCGAGATGATGTAGTCCAGCCAGTCCTCGCGGCGCTGTTTGGCGCTCATGGCGTCGTCGGTTTTATCCTCATCGGATGCAAGGCGGCCAGTCTGCTGACCAAACAGGATGGTGAATGGCTTCCTAATGGATGCCGCAAACTGGTTGGCCGCAATAGTCCAGGTTGGCCCTGGGTCAGCTGGCGTCACTGAGAGCACCTTGACATCAGCGCCCATTGTGAACATTGCCGCGTCAATCGCCTCATTCAGGCGCGCCACATCCTCATTGAGCACATCTGCCAGTTCTTCCAGCGGCACGCCCATTTGCTGTGCCAGAGACTGTGCGGAAACGCTGTCTTTATTATAATTAACGTTGAGCTGTCTGCTTGCATTTTTCAGGAAGCCCTCGGCGCTTGAGCCGGTGACTTTCGCCATGTCGATGAGGTGGTTATACCCGGCGCGCAGAAGCGGAACGCCAGAGTAAATGGAACCATCCATCGCGCCTTCGGCAAATACGATAACGCGATCGGGATGAATGCTCAGGGAGCGCGTTGGTTTGCCGTCGCTGTTGCAGGCGCCGACTACCGACTCCTGATATTCGTACATCTTCGGCTGACCATAGTCTTCGCTGGCTTCGTCATTTTCCCATTCACTGACGCGGAGTTGCTCTTCCCACGCCGGAATATAACGGACAATGGCAGCATCCTTGATGCGTCTTGTTTTCGTGGTGTCTACCGGCTCATTCCATTGCTTTCCATCACGGATTTGCAGGATGAGGCCGGAATAGCGATTGATGAGGTTGCGGCGGTCTGCATCCTTAATGAACGGCGCAGCGCGCTTAAACAACTTATTGGCAGCCTTCTCCCACGGAGTGCTTGCTTTATCATCGGCACCCTCCTGAAGGATTTGCGGCGGAGTCTGCCAGCACTTATCGAGTACGCGATTGACGCCAGCTGTTGCCGGTGCGTAGCGCTCATAAGCATAGCGGAACATCTCGGCGGTGATTTCTTCAGGATAGCCACATTCGACATACAGTCGGGTGTGCTTTTGGTCTATGTTTACACCGCCAAACTCCCGGCGCTGCCGCTCGATGAGCCTGTTATTGTTCGCCACTCTCTGCTGAATATAGGCGTTTACCGCCTCTAACTTTGACATTTCGTCACCATAAAAAATCCCATCGCATGGATGGGATTATAGCATGATTACTTGTTGCGATTATGGTATGCGGGGTAGAAGCTACTTAGCGGGAAAACCCAGAATCTAAACAGCATCTCATCATATGATGGAACTTGATCATGAAATTTGTTCCCGGCGTCATATCCATTCGGGTCATGATGATAGAAAAATTCCATGAACTCGCGCCTCGTTTTATATACCATGTTGTTTCTGATGAGCATGTAGAAAAGGAATGCCAAAGCCATCAACAAAAGGAAAAGAATGATATCCATCACTTCACCTCAATCAATTTTACTAAGAAACAACGCGCCAACCATAGACGCAACCAGCATGAAAACTGCAATACGCAGCACGCCGATATTCATGATATCGCTCAACATCGGTGGCTGCCACTTGATGAACCAGCAGACCGGGAAGGCCAGTGCGAAGCATGACATGAATACCGAGAATAGTAAGGCCCACGCTAAAAGGAATCGTTTCATCACTCAATCTCCTCGCCATCAACCCAGCGTTGCAGCACTTCGATAAGCTGTGCGGCCTGGTGTTTGTCTATGCCAATAAATGACTCAACACCGGAGCCATTCTCTTGATACAACTCCACGACAGGTGTTCCATCCTCAAGTTCTTGCGCAGTTACGTGCATGTCATATGCGTTTTCTGTTTCTTCAATAATCATAAATCACCACCCTCATCGTTATTTAACTCAACATTCCGAAAGAAATCGTTAATCGTCTTCATCCCACTGTAACCACGGCGCCGCTGCAGCTCACACAGCACCTCATCATACATGCGCAGTAGGATGGCCTCGTCCACATCGTACCTTTCGCACAGCGCCTCATCTGATACACCAGCTCTTGCTAGTGAGTATATTTTCTCCTTCTGCTCCCACGAAAAAGATGAGTATGCCTTCATGATGCCCCGGTGATGTAGTTATGTCAATGCGCCTTGACGTGGATTCTAGCATGGCGTAGATTAAAATGAAACCTCTCGGAGAAATCTTATGAAATGTGTCATTTTTGAGCTTGATGGTGTGCTGCGCGATGCTGAAGGCAATGCTATTGCTGGCAACGTAGCGCTTGCTAAGTCGCTCTACTCTGCCGGTCATGATGTGCTTATCATGAGGGCAAAGCATGCGTATGAGTGGCTGCATGCTAACGATGTTTTCTATGATGACATCATGGCTTCGCACCAGCAGGTTGACGCTGACAGGGTGGCAATGGCGGTCGTTTCTGATGATGTGATTTATGCCGCCATGCGTAATGCGGGGATTCACTGCTGGCTTTACAAATAATTTATTATAAATGTTGACGTTGATTCATGGTTGATGTAGATTGTAGTCATTGAGGCGGCTCGGGGCCGAGAATGAATGAGGTGCAAAGATGCAATATCAAGAACGTACTGCTGAATTACAAAACTTATATGCGGTTCGCGTAATAAATATGGTTTTAATGGGGATTGAGGTTAGTAAGTCGTCATACGTTGATCGCTTTATTTACTCACTCTACAACGGCGTTAAATCTAATTGGGATGAAGATTGCACATGGACTGAGCACTTTGTTGAAAAACTTACCGAGGAGCGTGAGTCAATAAAAAATGGCTCTTATTGGAAGATGGGAGATTTTTTTAGATTAATTGCTGCTGAAGATAAGGAGTTCTGGGAGGCGATATATGTCCCATTTAAAACATGGAAAAGCATTCAGCTTTGCAATTGATTACAGCTAGGCCCCGCAACGGGGCTTTTTCTTATCTCCTGCTCCTTCTAATCCATCCAGAGCCTCGCTGTACGATGTGATCGTTGCATGCATATCTGATTGCGTCAATGAAGTGGTTCCACGCATCCACAATATTTGTGAGCACGTTACCCGTCAGCTTGTCCACCTTGTAACTGTACATAGTGAACTCTTCCTGAGTCTGTGTGCAGCGGTCATGAATGATGATGCTGTCGCAACCCCTGAGCCAGGTTACACCCTCCTCCACGCTCCCGGGCCACTTATTGCATGGATGGATATCAAATCCTGCGCGTTTGATGTGACTGATTGTTTCTGGCCGAGAGCAGTCCCCATACCATCTTGCCTTCCTGGAGAGTGGGAATGATTGCTCCATCGCTGTAGGTGTGTCGGTAATCTCAAGGCCTACACGGCCGTATTCGCGCGCGACGTAAAGGTTGCGGCGGTCATCAGGAAGTTTCTCAATGTAAACCTCAACCATCGCCGTTGCGTCCTGCGAGAATCCAAAGTCGATGCCAAAGTAAGGCCCATGCCATTCCGGCTTAACCTCGAAATCAGCAACGCGCCACTTACCGCCAAATACCTGCTCATCATTACGCTTATTAAAGCGCCCACCCCACACCCATTGATAGCGGTCGAAGTCGGTTTCTTTCATGCGCTGCATTTGGCTTGGGAGCGGAGTATCCCAGAACCACGGATTGTCTGAGTAATTACACTCGATAATCAGGTTTTCATCATCCTCATAGATGCCGCCATTTTCGCGCAATTTATTATAAAAAGGCTCAACCCATATTTTCCACGTCGGGTCATGCTCTTTATTTGGGTTGAAAGTCACCCATATCTCTGACCCTTCAGCGCGGACTGTTGGGGTGAGGATTTCCCAGCTTGTCTGGCTGACGTTTTCCGCCTCCTCGACCCAAGCTACTGTAATGCCAGCGAAGCCTTTAACGGTCGTCTGGTTGCGATACAGCCCCTTAAATCTGAATTTTGCCTTCGTGCCTTTGTGGGTTATCTCATTATTGATGACGCGAAACTCTTTCGTTTCTCCCTTGCGATCAATTTCGTCCTTCAGTTCCTGATATGAACTATCCTCAATAGACTGCTGAATCTCACGAAAACAAGCTATCCTGTCAGGCTTAAAGCGTGCACGCTCCGTAAGTATTGTTGTTACTGTCCTTGTTTTTCCGCTGTTGTGTGTAACCGTGCCATCAGCAAGCAGGAAAAGATGATCGCCATCAATAGTGAACCCAGCGTATTCACCATGCCCGGCATAAGACAATGACACCTCAGTCATCTTTCCACGGGTTGACTTGGTTTTCTCTGCTATCTTCCTTTTTACTCGGCATGGGATTGTATGAAGGTCACCACTAACGAACACCTCCCATACGTCCTTTTCGTATATTCTTTTCTCACCTTTATATTCAAAGGTGATATCAGTCTTTTTGATTATGCTTGACTTGAAGCCAAGCGATCTTGCCACATCCATCAAAGAGAAGGCCATTTCTTTATTTATTGATGTGAAAGAATAGCTTTTCTTTTTCTGGTCATAATGCGAATCAGTATCCAATAGCCCAGCCAGAATCTGAAGTCTTACCTCTCTGCTGTTTTTGATATAGCAGTCAGGTATGTGTTTATTATTAATCACCCCAAGCTGCTGCATTTTAGTTAGTAACGGGTTGGTGTTCTTCCCCATGCCAGCAGCTCGACCATTAGTTATCGCATAGACAGGGCATCTATCATCGTCGCGAACCTTTACCTGCATCCCGTATTGGCTTGCCACGTTGTGAATGTAGTCAACTATCTCTGGATCAGGCGTGCACACTTCAACACCACGAGATGAACCATCACCTAACCATAAACCAAGAAAGTACGGGTCAACTGGGACGCTTTGGTAATTAAAATCCCATCCTGTTCGCCACCCTTTAAAGACATGGCGGAACTTTTTGGAAGTTGCGCGCGACAAATATTCTGAAACACCAATATTCAGTATTTCAGGTTCATTCGGGTAATAACGATAAATTCTTTTACCATCCGGTGTTTTTGTCTCGTCACTGATAGCAGATGGAATCTTTCGTAATGACAGTATGTGACTTGAGTTGACAGTGTAGTCATCAGCATATTTTTGATGAACCGTATACATGTCATCAAACCCCCGACAGATGTTTAAAACATTTCGTGGTTTACTGTCTGGACCCATAACCTTATCGCCAACAACGATATCCTCTACGCGTTTTAGGCTACCATCAAACATCCTCACCATCGTGCCGATGGCTAAGCATCCGCGCCCGCCAAACACAATCTTATTACGCTTGGGGTAAAGTAGCTTTTCCAGCTTTTCTGGTATCAGGTGATCAACGCCAATATCAGAGTCGCTAACGTCATCAACTCCGCTTTGCGTCATTTTTAGTTTGCGAACAATCTGCTTATCTGTATTAACAACACCGAACACCGCAGATTCAGGCGCATCAATCACGCCATCGCCAATAATCTCTTCGAGTTTTTCAATTGCTGGTGCTGAGAGTCTTTTGCGTGCCATATATAGATTCCTCATCAGGGCATCATTGAAGTGAATGCGGCAGGCGGTGATGAGTCGCTTTTCGGGTGCCCCCTAGCCGCATTGATTATTATAAATCAGTTACTGTTGCTGCTCCAGTAATTTCTCCAGTCGCTCAAGGCGTGCCGCAAGCTCGGTGACTTCCGCTACGTCAAGGCCGGTCTTAATAACTTCGGCAAACATCTTACCGATGTCGGCGGGAATAATGCCGGATGCAATGCCACGAATGACTGCGTCAATCTTCTCTACCGGCGTACCTTCATCAGGGAAGTCAACCTCAAATACAGGGGCTACGGGCTTTGGTAGGGGGCTAAATCGCACGATAAGCTCTTTCATCATTGCAGTGTCGCGTTGATTAATAGCCATATCAACGATGGTGTCGTAAAGCGTCTCCTCGGTAAACCCTTTTCGCTCTAGCGCCTCAATAAGCAGCTTGCGTTTGTCTTTCCCTCGCTTATTTGGTGGTTGATTTTCGCTACTGAATAGTTTTTTAGCCATAGATAAAGCCTATCAATATTTCGCTATTTTTCCGTTATTCGATATTATATCAGATTCTACACCATGTCGCATGGCCAATAAAAAATAACCCGCCGAAGCGGGTTAAAGGGTGGTGGGTGATGATTGATGAGATGATTGTACATCAGTTTTCGCATAACACCAAACATTACAGTTATTGCTTTGAACGTGAACCACCTCAATCGCATCAGGAAAGGCTTTGGCGATTGCTGCTATGAAGTGGTCTACGCCTTCAATCTGCGCAGCTTGCCATACCTCCCGCTTTGATTTTTGCGGCATTACTGATACCTCGTAGTTGAGTACATATACCGAAGCATACTGTTATGCTCAACCACCATCATCATGCTGCCAACCTGAATGACGGCATGATGCTTCCCGGTCTCCTCATAAAGAAAGTCAGCCTCTTCACACGCTGCCTGAATATCGCTCCACAGCATAAATCACCTCAAGATAAAGTAGGCTGCCAGTGCAACAGCAATCCAGAATACGGCTGATGCTGCGGCGATTAGGCGTAGGATGATGTAGGGTTTCATGGTTTATCCTCCTGCGTGGCGTTTGAGATCTGCACTGAAAATGTCTCACCCACCCATGAGGTTATCTGGCAGGTGAAAATCCATGGCTTTGGATATGAAAGTTTTATTTCTGCGTCCGGGCAAACCGCCCATACACCTCTCGCCAGCTTTTCTGCCATCTTTTGGCTTTGAGCCTTGATGGTAATGACTTCTTTACTCACCATTCACCTCCTGCTGGGCGGCTTCGAGCATGGCGGCGCGGCAGGCGTTCCAGCCTGCGCTAAACTCATTTTCCTGCCAATCCACCCTCAATTCAGGAGTCGCCGGCGCTGGATGCGCGTGGCGGTAGTAGTGGTGAAAGGCGAACGTCAGACCGAGCTTTGTTGGCCGCTCCTGTTTGCCCAGCAGTTTGAGGCGAGTGCAAATGGTCGTCGCCGTCCAGCCGGAGTGATAACCGGCAGCACGTTTCATAACGGTTTCAGCCAGGATGGTTCGAAAGTCGTCGCGCCCGAAGTTAGTGTTTTCGAATGCGGCGTTGATCACTTCGTCAGTGAGATGTGCATCGATAGCGTGGCTCATTTGTCGCCCCCTCGCGCAGCTGCTTGGCATACGCCAGCAATGTTTCGCAGATATAACCAGCGCCATAACATTCGTTTGCGGCCTGCTCCACCCCATCAGCCTTAATCCCGGCTACGATGAGGTCGGTGGAGGTGGTTTCTAACATGGAAAGCAAATCGGAGATTGTACCTTGCGCATCGCACAGCCGGATAAGGGCATCCATTTGCTCTCCATCAGCGTCATAGCTATACAATCCGTTCGTATCATGGTGGGATTCCATCTCCTCGAATGCTTCCAGAACGCAAGCCTTCAGCGCCACATTCTCCGCAGCCAGATGCACGCACAGTTTTGCAACATTTAGGTATTTCTCCTCTTTGATTGAGAGTTCACCGCTGCTCTCAAGGTTTTTAATAATTTCCTGAACTTCTTTAATTTCGATATCCATAAAACCTCACTTAACAGCCTGCAAACGCTCAAGCTCACGCATCAGTGCAGATACACGGCGTTGCCGCAAAGTCTCTGCATGCTCTTTTGCCTGTTGTTCATCAAGCCAGTATTCACCACGTTTAAAGTAAACATCGCCAACCACAGCCACCTGACCATCGGCAAATAGCTGTGCGCTTTCGTACTTTTGAATGCCGCGGGTCAGCGCGTACTTCGTGACCCATATAGTCTCAGCGCTTGCTGCGTTAGCGATAACCAGTAAAACCACTGCCAGTAATTTATTCATCGTTGCTAAACCGGTTTAGTTTCCACCAGATGACACGATAACCTGCTCAAGCACTCTCTGCTTTCCTTCTCCAATAAAAACGCGACAGACGCGCTTACCGTTGCTGTATGCATGCATCGCCTGCGTCATCATAAAGTTTTGCGCTTTCACTGCGCCCATTTCTGGCTCCAGTTGAGTGCGCGTGTAGATTGCTTTGGTCATTTTCATCACCTCTTTGTTGTTGGTGTGGTAACTATACGATGGCGCTCAATCTACGTCAATATGATGGTGAAAATAAATCAGCTTGGGGTAGTTTTTACCCCTGTGGGTAAGGTGTTGGGGCATGGTGTTGCCCCACACGCAAGCCTTGTCACTAAAGGGATTTAACATTTCTGGGGCAGTGGGGCAATTTTGATACCCATCCCCTTGTATATATAAAAACGCCGCCAGTTTGTTAATTTATTGTTAAAATAAAATCTATAATATGAATAATAATATTACCCAGTTAACCC